ATTGCCAAGGTTGACGAGTCGGTATTCTGGCTCGATCAGGAAGGCATTGTAAGAAGGCTACAGGGGCAAACCCCATTAAGAATATCCACCCATGCCATTGAAAACGCCATTTCAAGGGGCGATTGGACTAATGCAACGGCCTATTCCTACACCGATGAAGGCCACCAGTTTTATTGTCTGACTATCCCGGCGGCGAATCTCCAGCAAACAGCGGGGACGTATTGCTATGACGCTGCCACCGGCCTATGGCACGAGCGCCAATCCTATGAAATGGATCATTCACGGGTGGGATTCTATACCCGCGCCTTCGGCAAGCATATTGTCGGTGATATAGACAACGGCAACCTTTACGAAATGTCGCTTGATTTCTATGACGAAAACGGTGTGGCGCTCATTTCCGAAATGGTGTTTCCGCAAATCCAGAATGACGGCGATAGGTTTATTGTCAGCAAACTTCAGCTTGATATTGCTTCTGGTGATGCGAGCCGAACGGTCAATAGTACCATTACCTTTGGTGGTGGGGATTGGACACAGAGAACGTCCGCATTTGGCACAACAGAAATTGCCGAGATTGGAGCGGGCAACGGAGTCTTGATTGCCGCTGGGTATTCCGGCAAGGCATCTCGGTCTGTAGATGATGGCGTTACCTGGTCGTCACTCTCCCCAGGTTTTGGGTCAACCACTATTGCTGATGCAAGGTATGGCGGTGGTATTTGGTTGCTATCCGGGTTTGATGGGAAACGATCCAGGTCGATAGACAACGGAACCACATGGACTGCGCTATCCGTGGGGCAGGAAAAAAATATCTGGTCAGCCGATTACGCCAATGGTCTATGGGTCTGCTGTGGGGAGGATGGGCTAGTAGAGACATCTCCTGATGCCTTGACGTGGACAAATCGAAACATATCAGGGGCAAGCGGCAATCTTTACTGGGTCAATCGTGGTGACAGCCTATGGGTTGCTGTTGGCGATGGTGGGGATTTGTTTTCTTCTCCTGATGCTATTACTTGGACGCAGCGGACAAGCTCGTTTGGTTCGACGATCATCAATACCGTCGATTATGGCGATGGGTTGTGGGTTGCTGCGGGGTATAGCGGAAAACTGGCAACGTCTACGGATGGAATAAACTGGACGCAGCGGACAAGCTCGTTTGGTTCGACGGAGATAAGAGAAGTCGCCTATGGGGACGGCCTCTGGATTGCTGCCGGTGATGAAGGAAAGATTGCGTCATCGCCAGACGGTGTAAATTGGACGCAGGTTGATGATTCATCCTTTGGCAGCACTTTGATCAGCGGAATTACTTACGCTGAAAGAACATTTGTTGCTTGTGGTCGCTCTGGAAAGCTCGCTACATTGTCGGGGGTTGGTGTTACCTCGGAGTCTATCTTTGAGGGTGATCCAGAAATAATGCTCGATGTGTCCGGCAATACAAGAACCTTCGATATGACACAGGGCTGGAGGTCTATGGGTAAGCGTGGTGAATACGATACCCGTGTGATCTGGCGCAGATTGGGCCAGCACCGATCCTTTACCCCACGGCTGGCTATTTCCTCTCCTGTTAAGCGGGCTGTATTCGCTGCCTATGCTGAAATCGAGCCGTGTAAATGACAGACGTATTCTTTAATGGCAGGCGCTGGCGTGAGTTTGTCGGTGAACAAGAGGTTAAATTCCTTGAGTCGCTTTACCAAAGAACCGGGGGAGCGCCGGAGCCGACACAGAACCTAACGGAAGTCTCAAACACTGTCACCAATCTTGAGCAGTCAACCAACTCGATGATGTACGAGGTTCAGGTTTTGAGGCGACTGCATGCCGCTGAGAATGACAACACCTCAAGACTGCTCGGCATTATCAAGAAACTTGAACACAGAATCAGCCAACTTGAGGATTCTCAGTGAGCGCAAATACCTATCCAATATTCTTTAACTCTGCCTATCTGGACTCGACGAACGGGACGATTTATACCGCCCCTGCTTCGCCTTCGACCATCACGGTTCAGGACTTGCAGTTAAAGATCACCAACACCACCACGGCAACCCATACGGTCACGATTTATGTGGTAGCAAGCGGTGGTACGGCAACGTCAGCTCTTGCGGTGGCTGTCAATATGTCTGTTCCACCCAACGATTACATTCTGATCCCGGTGCCGCGATTTGGTGCCGGGGCAACCTTGCAGGGCTTTGCCGATACTGCTGACGCACTGAATGTTCAGGCAGTTGGTGGAAAAACTCACACGCCATAGGTGGAGGAAGGGGGAGCAAGGGGGAGCATTCGGTGGAATGCCTCTCAAGTTGTTGAATTTTAAAGAGTAAAAAGGGGAGCACAGTTCCCCCTTTGGAGATAGATTATGGGCTTTATTTCAGATGCTTTTGGCGCGGGCGAAGCCGGGGACGCGGCTGATGCCGTTGCACAGGGGTTTAAAGAATCCGAAGATATTTTTCGCGACTACGGGGACAGGGCGCTCAACTACCTCAACCCCTACAACGAGATCGGCAACTATGGACGGAATGCTCTCGCATCTGTTTACCGTGGCGGTGAGCCGGATTATACGGCATTCACTAATTCTCCGGGTTATCAGTTCCAGTTCAACGAAGGTCAGAAGGCTGTTGAAAACTCAGGATCAGCCAGGGGCATGAACCTGTCCGGCGCACAGCTCAAGGGGCTGACTCGCTACGGTCAAGGCGCTGCCTCTACCGGGTTTAATGACTGGTTCAATAGAAACATGTCAATGGCTGGCTTTGGACAGCAAAACGCCAACCAGATGGCAGATTACACGATGGACACAGGCCGCTCAATCGGCGCTGCAAGGCAGGGTATCGGTGAGGCTCGTGGTTCTGGTTATATGGCTAAGGGCAATATCAAGAGTGGCATTTCCAACAGTTTGCTGAATGCTGGCATTGGGGCGCTCGGTGGTGCCTTGTCTGACGAAAGGACAAAAGAGAATATCCGCAGAGTGGGTGAGACCGACAAAGGGTTGCCTATCTACGTCTACAACTACATCGGCGATCCGAAACTGTTCATGTCCGTCATGGCTCAAGACTTGGAAAAGGTTGATCCTGATGCGGTATTTGAGAAGGACGGCCTGAAATACGTCCGGTATGAGAGGGTGCAATAATGAGTATCGTTAACCGGATTGCCGCCTTTGGTCAGAATGCCGGAGCCGGTATTACGTCCGGCCTGAACGAAGCCCGCAGGCGCTATGAAAGCGACCGCAGCCACAACAGCATCCAGCAGCGTTATGACTTGCAGGACAAGCTGTACAACAATGAACTGGCCCGCATGGAACAACAGCAGTCTCAAGCGGCTCAAGATGCCGAAAGGCAATATGCTGCTGACGGCGTTAAAGCGATCTACAGCGCACCTCCTGAATATCGAGACCAAGTATATCAGGGGTGGATGCAAGGCGCCCAGCAGCGCGGATATGACGTTGCTGGTGCCCCTCCAGAATACTCAGACGAAGTGCTTTATAAACTGGCTGGATCGGTTGGCGCAAACCTGAAACCGGATAGCAGCCAAGCCCCGGCCAATATCCAGGAGTGGAACGTTTATCAGCAAATGACACCAGAGCAACAAGCGCAATTCTTGAACATGAAGCGGGCAAGCAAAACCCTTAACCTTGGCGGTAGCCAGGTTGTCCTTGATCCCGCAGGCGATGTGTCTAAAAGATACCAAGTCACCCCAAAACCGCAGGATATGCCGGAGTTTGGGGCAGCGGTTGAAACCGCGAAACTGGAAGCGCAGGGGCAATTAAAGCCCAAAATTGAAGGGGATATAGCGAGAGAGAAGAAGCAGGCACAATTTGACGTTGATAAAGCCGGAAAGCAGCCAAAAGCGCTGGCGGCGCTCAAGCAGGCTGAAACCAAGTGGGATATTGTTGATCGCAAGATTGATGAAGCATTGCAGGATGTGAGCGGGTGGACGGCTGGCACAGGTGGCGTTTTCCTCAGCAAGATACCGGGCACAGAAGCGACCGACTTGAAGAATACGCTTGACACTATCCGCGCCAATATCGGCTTTGATGAGCTACAACAAATGCGCGACAACTCACCAACCGGCGGCGCTCTTGGTCAAGTGTCTGAAATGGAAAACAGGTTGCTGCAAGCTGTCAAGGGCAGCACCCAACAAGAGCAAACTCCGGCGCAGTTGAAGCAGAATCTTGAAGAAATTAAAACTTGGCTACAGTCATTACGCGAGGCGAAAAGAGAAGCCTACAACAATGATTTTGGCGGCGCTGTTAGCGGGCCATCTATAGATTCACTGGTGGATAAATATGCCGACTAGAGAGCAACTGGAATCAGCACTTCGCAATGCGGACAAGGCGGGCGATTATGATGCCGCGAAACAGCTTGCCAATGCTTTGAAGGCACAAGGACAACCCAGCCAGGAAACCGTTAAGCCGACTGCTGCACCCAAGCCAGACAGTAAGTCCGGCAGCACAGACAGAAACTGGTATGACCCTGTTCGGTCAGTCCTGCAAGGGGCCACGTTTGGCTTTGCCGATGAGATTGGCGCTGGTATCGCTGCTGGGCCTGCCTCTATTGCAACTGGGAAGCCGTATGGTGAGGTCTATAAAGAAATGCACTCCGGCCTTGCCGATGAGAGAGCAGACTATCGCAAAAATCACGGTGGCGAGGCGATGGCCTTGGAAGTCGCTGGTGCGCTCCCTGTTGGCTTGGCGAGTGGTGCCAAAGCATTGGGGATGAAAAGCGCACAGGCTGTGCCAAGGTGGATGGCAACCGCTGGTGTCGGTGCTACTGAGGGGGCGGTATATGGCGCTGGTACGGCAGATCGTGGGGAGCGAGGCGTAGGCGCATTGAAAGGCGGCGCTGTTGGCGGTGTTGCTGCCCCTGCTGTTGGCGCTGTTGCTGGCTTAGCTGGCAAGACGCTTTCTCCGGTGATTCGTTCCTTTAAAGAGCACATGACTTATACCCCAAAATCACAGTCGATGGAGGTGTTACGCAAGGTTGCAGATGATGCTGGTTTAGAGGTTGATGACATTGTGAGCCAGTATAAAAAGCTGGGCAAAGATGGAATGCTGACGGACGTGGATGAAAATTTCCGTGGCCTGATGCGGGCATTATCTGACCGATCTGGAACCGCAAAGCGCAACGCCAGGAACATGATCGAAGGCAGGCAGATGGGTAGTGTTGACAGGCTGATTTCTAAGGTCGAAAAGACCACAGGGAATAAGGCCGATGAGTTTGTTGATACTGTTAGTGCGCTCAAGAAATCAAGAGGCGAAAAGGCCGCACCTTTCTATGATGACGCATGGGGCGCACAGCCTAGCGAAACAATGATTAACCTTGCAAAAACAAGGCCAAGCCTAAAGCCCGCCTTGAAGAAGGCGCTCAAGATTGCTGGCGACGAGGGAGAAGATATTACAGAAAACTCCTTTAAGCAGTTCCACTATGCAAAAATGGCTATTGACGACCGGATAGGCAAGGCTACCAGAGCCGGTAAGCGATCAGAGGCCAAAGTTCTGATTGATCTAAAAAATGAATTGCTTGACGCGATGGACACAGCCTCGCCATCTTACGCAAAGGCGAGAGACTTGTACGCTGGCGACTCGCAGCTTCTCGATGCTGCAAATAACGGCATGAGCCTGTTTAAGTTGGGAGCTGACGATATTGATGACATGGTTGCCAAGATGAGTAACAGCGAGAAGGAACTGTTCCGGCATGGGGCTGTTAAATCTATTGTGGACAAGCTGGAAGATTCTCAACTTACCCACGACAACGCTAAAAAGCTGGTCAATTCAAAAACCATGCAAAGGAAGCTGAGCAAGCTATTCGATTCTCCTGATGACCTTCGGGACTTCGTTTCTCAGGCGATTCGCGAGAGGGAATTTACCCGGACGCGGCAAGTGGTTGCCGGTGGATCGCCCACTTCCCAAAACACCCAAATGCAAAAGCAGCTTGATGACTATGCCGCGCAAGCCTTTTCGTTTCTCGATGGTACAAAGGGTGGCGTCGTATCTGCTGTGATGTCTGCCTTGAAGGGCAAGCCCATCACTCCACAGACTATTGATGAGGCTGCCAGGGTTCTTCTGGATAACGGGCTTACTGAGCGGCAAATCAGGGAGATTTTCACACGCTCTCGAATTATCGAGGGTGCTCAGATGATGGCTCCCGGTGTTGGCAATGCTGCCAGGGGCGCAACTGTTCCTGTTGGTGCGGCTATCAACCAAGAATAAACCCTTTCTTTTCTAACACCTAATAGACCTCGCTTCGGCGGGGTTTTTCATTTCTGGAGTCCCTATGGCTGCTGTGATCTTCCACGAGCCGGTGTTTGCGACGACCGTTGAAAGTGGCGATAAGCTGTTCTTCTACGAGGTCGGGACAACCACTGATTTAATAGTATACACCGATTATGCGCTATCTACAGCGGCCTCACAGCCAGTGGTTGCTGATGCTGATGGCAGGTTTGCGCCGATCTACTTTGATGCGACAGGCAACGATCCCAAGGTTGTACTCAAGGATTCTGATGACGTTGAAAAGTGGACGTGTGACCGATACCCCGTTGACGACTTAACCACTCTCACTGCTTCGGTTGCCACCAACACTTCCGACATTGCTGTTCTGGAAGGCCGGATGGCTACAGCAGAGGAAGACATTGACGTTCTGGAAACAGAGTCGGCTGATTATGAATCTCGCATCACCGACCTTGAGAATGTCACCGGCAACGTCACTGATGCAGATTTCACCGGATCGAATCAATCTCTCACGACTGACGGTTATCAGATACTTCCGGGGGGGCTGATATTCCAGTGGGGGTTCAAGTCTCTTGACGGTGGCGGCACGTTTACCGTCACTCTCCCAACACCTTTTACCACGGCTGTATTCATCGTCTTTGGTGGTGCTGGGGCTTTGGATAAGTTCGATGACGAGGCTTCGCAGTCTGCCGGTAAAGATGGATCAAGTCTGACCACTATCAAGGTCACAACTGACGGTCAAGGCGGTGGAACATCTTGGATTGCAATAGGGTACTGATATGGCAGACGGAATTTTCAACGTAGCAAAAGGCAAGCATGCCGAATTGTGGGACAGGGTAGAACAGAGCGATCCAACCAATGCGGTAATTGTGGTGATGCTGCTACAGGTCACAGAAGCAGATGCCACCTTGCAGGATTACGACACATTCTCTGCAATTCTGGCAGGCTCAAACACCGAGGCTACAGCCACCAATTACGCCAGGGTGGTGCTGGACGACACCGATCTATCGTCAGCGGTAGCGGTAGACGATGCCAATGACCGAATGAGCGTCACCACTCCGGCTGTGTTGTGGTCAACCCTTGGAGGCGCGACCAATAACGATCTGGTCAAGGTTGTTTTCGGGTATGACTCGGACTCGACCGGCGGCACAGATGCAAACATTGTCCCCCTTTATCACTTCGACGTTTCCTACACCACTGTTGGCAACAACTACCAAATTAACTCCGGCGTTATCGCTCGATCAACCTAATAGGATTACCCAATGGCAACTTATGTAAAGTTTAACGTTTTTGTCGAAAACTTGGCAGAAGGTGTACACAACCTTGGCTCCGATCAGCTTGTGGTTGCTCTGACCAATACCGCTCCCACGGCGGCAACCGATGCCACGCTGTCTGACATTACCGAAATCACTTATACCAACTGCTCCACCAGAAATATCACCACCAGTTCCAGCGCCCAGACATCGGGCACCTACAAACTGGTTTTGGCGGATTTAACCCTCACGGCTTCCGGCGGGACGGTTGGGCCTTTCCGGTATGCGGTGGTCTATAACGACACCCCAACCTCTCCGGCTGATCCTCTTATTGCTTATTACGACTATGGCTCTGCTATTACCTTGGCAGACACCGAGACACTGCTGATCGACTTTGACGGCACCAATGGCCTGCTTGATTTAGCTTAAGGATTTGATATGGCTTATCTCGTAATGATCCACGCGACATTTGACAGCAAAGCTAATGCCGACCATATCTACGATCAGGCGATGTCTGTCGCTACCAATGCCAGTGTTGCCCGTATCGGTGAAGCCGGGGAGCGCACAAGTCACGGCGGCGTTTATGTCGAGCAGGCGGATGGCACACTGGTTCCCGAACGGCGCTTCCACGTTGATCGGTTTGGGATTGTTCGTTCTGGACAACTAGTTCCTAATGACGTGATACCTGATTGGATTCAGCCTGCCGGGGCGCAAGACGCATACCCAGCTAATGATGTTTTTGGTAATCAGACGCGGGTTTTGCACAACGGATCTGAATGGGTGAACTCTCACGGTAACGGTAATGTGTGGGCACCCGGCGCGTTCGGATGGGTGCAGCAGTGATAGAGCAGCAAGTGCCAGAACTGGCTGACGGCGGCTACTGGTATGTCCGCGAGGCCGTTGCTGAGGTCGAGGATGCTCCAGGTTGGAACTTTGGAGATATACCTGTAGGCGCGGCTGCGTGGTACGCAGATATTAACGGCTCGATGTATTGCGCTATCCGCACGATTGAGCCTATAACCGATATGCCAACTTCTGATGCGGTAACAGTTGCCGAAATAGTAGGCGCAGAAAAACCACACGCAAGGATTGGTGGTCAGTAATGGCACAGTATTTTACTGATTTTTCTGATCAGACCGCATCCACCTTTCCGACCGGATGGACTGGTAGGATCACGCAAACTACTGATTGGGAAATCATTAGCGCCCCATCGCCACACGGAAAAGCGATAGCGTCCACCACTGGAACAGGCACTAGAAAGGCTATTACATGGGACGCAGTAGGCACAGCAACAGATGTTGAGGTCTATTACGAATTTGGCAGTAATACGGGGAGCACTCTTGGCGACCGGCGTATAGCGTTACGGCTTGACACATCAAAAAACACCAGTTCAGCAACTGCACATTTGTATGCTGTTGGGTACAGGCATCCAGACAACTATGCTGGCAAGTATGTAAACGGTTCATTTACAGAAATCTCCACAGCGTCAGAATCTCCGAATCCTGGTTTTACTAATGAAGCTGAAGTTTATGCTTGCCGCGTCAGAATAAACGGATCTGCCATCAAGGTAAGGGTCTGGGATAAATCTGGATCAGAGCCGGGAACGTGGGATTTAGAAACCACAGACACTTCTATTGCAGGCGCTGGGGCTGTCGGACTTTTTTCGTTTGATAACTCTACTTCAACTTATGTAAGTGCCTTTGGTGTTGGCACAGGCGGTGACTCTGCCCCAACATCAGAGGTCGGTGGTGGCCCTACCTATACCATCACAGCAGCCAAAGGCTCTTACTCTCTAAGCGGTAAGGCCGCAGCACTGACAGCCTCAAGAAAACTAATCGCCGCCAAGGGCGGCTACACATACACAGGATATGCCGCTGGACTGTCAGCGGGCAGAAAGCTAACCGCTGCCAAAGGGTCTTATTCCTTAACCGGACAAGATGCCACATTAAGGGCAAGCCGAAAGCTGGTCGCAGACAATGGCAGTTATGCGCTAACCGGTCAAGACGCTACCCTTAAAGCAGCAAGGGTGCTAACCGCAGAAAACGGCGGCTATTCACTCACTGGATATGCGGCAACCCTCACCTATACCCCAATATCTGGCCCAACCTACACGCTGACCGCTGCTAAAGGCTCGTATGCTCTGACTGGTCAAGCGGCTGTACTGAAAGCTGCCAGGGTGTTGACTGCCGACAATGGCAGCTATGCCTTATCGGGCTACAGCGCTACCCTCAGTTATTCCGGTGATGCCGCAGAGGATGCTTGGACGTTTGCTGGTGGGCCATTTGCGGGGTCTGCATTCTCCGGTGAGCAGGTCGAGGCTATTGCGGCTGTTAATGATACGGTTACGCTATCGGCAGTGTCGGATGCCGGATCACTGGTTGCACTGACTACGGTTGAGGCAGAAATATTTACAGCGTTGACGGAATCTACCGACCTTCAATCATTGGTGACAACCGGCTTTTCTGATCCACGCCCATTCTTTTGGCCTACGGTCAATGGCTATCAGGTTAAGCCTTTGGTTGATCCATTAGACCAGATGCACTTTCTCACGGTAGGCACTGTCGCTGCTAAGCAGGTGGCGGCTGACGTGGAATTTACTCAGATTCATACCAATCCTGTAAGGGTAGACCGTTTCGGGAATATACCGGCGGTCTTTGTAGATTCTGCCAGTGAGTACCGCTTCATCCTGAAAAACCAGTATGGGGTAACAAAGTGGGAGGCTGGATCATACACATGGCCAAACACCATAGAAGATCATCTATTCCTCTCGCCTATTACCGAAACCAACACCCTTGCCGCACTGACAACTTCGGAACCTTAAAACATGGCTAACACCTACGCTGATCGCGTCCAAGAAACGTCTACTACTACGGGAACCGGAACCTACGATCTGGCTGGCCCAACCACAGGCTATCAGGGCTTTGTGGCAGGGGCGGGGGATGCCTCGACTGTCACCTATCTGGTTACAGATGGTACAGACTGGGAGGTAGGCACTGGTTTAGTGACCGATGCCGCCACTGATACACTTTCCCGCGCCTCAATTCTTTCCAGTTCTAATGCAGGCTCGGCTGTCAACTGGGGGGCTGGCACAAAAACCATATCGTTAACGCTTCCTGCCTCCGTCTTTGCCGCACACGATAGGCCGGTGGCATTTCTGTCAGATGTGAAGTCAGCTGGCACAGATGGCGGTACAGCTACGTCCGGTTCATGGTTTACCAGAGCGCTGACAGAAGAAGCCGACCCTGACGGTATTGTTACAGTGTCGTCAAATCAGTTTACCTTGCAAGCTGGCACATACGAGATTAAAGCCCTAGCCATTGCTCTGGATGTAGATTCACACAAGATAAGACTGCGGAATATCACGGACTCAACAACGGATATTGTCGGGCTATCTACCCACGCGCAAGACTCAAATTCTACCGGAACCACAGCATATCTTGAAGGGTTGCTGACTATCGCTGGAGCCAAAGTCTTTGAATTGCAGCACAGGGTACAAGTGACCAGTGCTACGCTTGGGCAGGGTGTGGCTGGCGACTTCGGTGAAGATGAGAAATACGCACTTGTCAAAATCAAAAAACGGGCTTAATCAACATGATTTCAGACATTATATCTACCGGCCTCGCCATTATAGACAAGGTGATCCCTGACCCTGCGCAAAAGGCAGCGGCAAAGCTGAAACTGCTGGAAGCACAACAGATCGGAGACTTGAAAGAAGCTGAAATTCAGCTATCTGCCATTATCAGCGAGTCAAAGTCTGCCGACCCGTGGACTTCAAGGGCCAGACCGTCCTTTCTGTACGTTATCTACATAATGATATTGTCATCTGTCCCGATGGGCATTCTGTTCGCCGTGAGTCCTGAAACAGCGCAGTCTGTCACGGATGGCGTGAAAATGTGGCTTGCAGCCATCCCCAATGAGCTTTACACCCTGTTTGGGGCTGGTTATCTCGGTTATACCGGCATGAGGTCATGGGATAAGAAGAACGGGAAGGCTACTTAAAGCAAGTGCGCGAATATTACGCGAACACCCTTTTAACCTGTTGTTTTTATTATAAAAATGGTGCCCAGGAGAGGACAAACCGGGGGTTTTCGCAAATAAACGCAAATCGTGGCAAATCGCCGCAAATCCACGCACCGCAAGGGCTTGAGCCTGTTTTGCTGCCTTGTCTTTTTCCTAAATCGTCGCATATCCGCGCAAATCTTTGTATGCTAGTGCGCGAAAAGTGCGCGGATTTACGATGGCTAGTATCAGAAAAGACGGGAAGCGGTGGCGGGCAGAAGTTCGCAAGGCGGGGCAATACCGATCAAGATCGTTCCCGACAAAGATGCAAGCTAAATCTTGGGCCGATGATATTGAGTCGAGCATATCTAAGGGTATGCGGCAATCCGATTACACCTTGTCAGATGCCATTGATAAATTCCTGAGAGAAATATCCCCCAGCAGAAAAGGGTACAAGCGGGAGCGCAAGTTTCTGGAGGCGTTTCAACGGCAGGAAATCACGTTACAGACGTTTCAGGGCATTACCGCTGTCAACGTAAAGGAGTGGCGGGATTCGCGCTTAAAAGAGGTTTCTGCCGCCTCTGTTAACAGAGAAATGAACGTCCTATCCTCTGTGTTCCAGGCTGCTATCGAGTGGGACTGGACGACCGACAATGTGGTGCGTGGTGTTAAACGTCCGCAGAATCCCAAGCCGAGATTCAGAAGGCCGACCGACGACGAGATAGAGCGCATACAGTTAGCCTTGGGTTTTGATGGTGACGTAACCACCAAACAGCATGAAGTGGCTGTAGCGTTTATGCTGGCTATTGAAACGGCTATGAGGCTGGGTGAGATATGCCAAATCAGGGCAGAGCACATTCATCTTGATCAGCGGTATGTCCATCTGCCAGAAACAAAGAACGGCTCAAGTAGGGATGTTCCTTTATCCAAAAAGGCGGTTGAGTTGCTGGAGTTACTACCTAACGGCTTCACTGTCGGAATGGAATCTGCCTCTGTGCTGTTCAGGAAGGCATGTAAGCGGGCTGAGATTGAAGGGCTGCACTTTCACGACTCTCGGCGCGAGGCATTAACACGATTATCAAAGAAGGTCGGTGTGATGGAACTGGCAAAGATCAGCGGGCATAAAGACTTGAAAACACTGCTGGCTGTTTACTATGCCCCGACTGCTACCGATCTGGCTGCTCTGCTGGATTAAACATCCCTTTTCCTCATAGCCCACTTTTTCACTTCCTCTGGCACCCACCTACGCCCGAACCCCTCCGGCTTTATCGCCTTTGGGAAATCCGGCTTGCAAACCACGCGCCTATAAACTGATGTAGAGCTTGCGCGGAAATACTCTCCGATGTCGTCAATTGTCCACAGTCTATCGTTCATTTCCCCTCCCAATAAATCATATACAAATACTCCGCACCACAGCACACCGAGACTATCCTGCATTCTGCTGAGCCATAATGTGCGCCAACTTTCCTTTGCTCCAGATCGCAGGTATTCCCACACTGCTGGCATGTGATGCGCTCAGTCATAACTGTTACTACTCTTTCTGGTATTCATTTTCCTGTGATCTCCGGAAATATGAGCCTGTTGGGTTGATAGCGTTGGTTATTGCGCCTGGCGCGGCGCTTCATTCCATGCATCTAAGGCAAGCGCCATACATTCATTTGAATCAAGGTCGTGATACATCGTCCTGAACTCAATATGCCACTCGCCACAGCAGTCACCATAAACGAAGGCCCACTTTGACCCTTGCCCAGCATCCACGACCACCAGTTCTGTTGGGTGCTTTCCGCAAGGGCATTTTTTCATTCCACGCTCGTCGCGCAATAACAAATCACTGTTGCCGGAACTCGCTACTGAATGGTCGCAGGCCGCACAGTCATCTGGGTTGCCGAACTTACTAAAGCACGTTGTGCAAACGTAGGTTACCGTCATCGCTCGTCCTCAAAGTTCAGGGTTATGCGTCCAACACCGGTTTCGCCATCACACCGGCAATTGCTGAAATGGTGTTTCGCTCATGCTTACTTCTTGCTTCCTTCGCCAAATAATCAAAATTCGGGTGAAAATAAACCTCCGGTTTTTTCCCGTCTTTTTTCCAGTGTGCAAGCTCGCCACGCCTGACAGCGGCATTCAAAGCCCGTCGCACATCGGCTGGCACCCGCCCCGTTACAAGCTGCACTCTGGCCATTTTCACTTTCTCAACATTTGCCTGCTCTGCGGTTATTTCTCCACGCTCAAGCAGGTCTTTCAGGTGCTCTATATGGTTCTGAGTTAAGGGCATAACAAATTTCTCCAAATTGATTGCTCAACGCTGCGCTTATTCGCAACAATTGAGCAATGGGTTACCATGCCCGCGTGTTCCATTTATCTATCAGTGGCTGCTTAGTTTCGGCTGGGCAATCTTCAAGCGGCTCGCCTATCTCGGAGTACCTAGGCAGGTCGTCAAGGTCAATCCCAATACCAGCAAAACATGGATCGCAAAGTAAATACCCAAAGTCCTCACTGTATGTAAAGCTAAAGCTCCTTCCACCACAAAAAGGGCACGGTAACAACCCACTGATGCCGGAACTCGCTGGCTCATCGGCTTTTACTGCTGCATAGTGCTCGTCGTAAGTCGGCGGTGTGTATCTATTCCAGTCTGGCATTTCGCTCGTCCTCAAAGTTCGGGGTTAATGTGCTCGGTGTTTGCCAGCCTGCGCTGGTCAGGTCACCGGCAACCTGATTTGTCTTGGCGCTTTATCTGTTTACTCAGACGCAGTGTTCTATGTCCTAGTATCACC